CGAAAATTACGTCTGGACAACGTAGTGACCCCTTGGGTTAAGACTGAGTTCTGTCACCCTATGTGAATTACTTCCGTAGCCGAAAATATCCACTTGGACCATGTCTGAGTTTTCAGTTGCACCACACACACAAGACCACAATTTATTTTTCCCAGCCAGTAAATTAAATTAAAAAAATAAAAAATATTTTATTTTTGAAATCTCGGGATAAAAACAACCATCTTGGCACGATGGGCAACACACCCCCCAACCTTAGCCGTATGGCTAATGGCTCTGGAGAATTTGGTTGTCCTTTATCCCCGGATTAGTATTTTCCATTCAATTTCTCATGGCATAGTAGAATGAATCTCTGATGTTGAACTAGTGAGTATGTCCAAACTTCACTCAGTTCGACGTCAACAGATTGCGAGATTTCAGATTTGATTCTGAGATAGTCGTCTGCCAGGTCTAAGATTCTTCAGACCTTCTATTGTGTTCTAGAGAAATATAAACAAAAAATTCAAAAAGAAATAAAGTGCCCTCTATCTTCAATACCAGTGTTAAAGAAAAATTCATAAAAGAAAAAAGAAAAAATTTTTGTTCATTTTAAATTTGAAAAACAAATAAAAATACAATCTGATATGGCTCACAAAGCTGGATTGGATTTTGGTACCACCTTCTCAACCATCAGTAGTTATAGCGATGGTGTTATGAAAGTTCTAAAATTGAATAACTCCGAGTATATTCCGACTTGTTTGTCTATATCAGACAAAGGGGACGTGATAATAGGCGGGGCTGCTCAAGTTTTAGACAGTGGTGAAATAAARACATGTTATTTTTATGACCTGAAGCGTTGGGTCGGTGTAGATAAAATTAATTATAATGTCATAAAACAAAAAATAAAACCAGCATATGTCACCAGTCTTGTAGGCAATGATGTTCACATTACTGGAATAAATAAGGGTTTTTCTTGTACATATACTGTGAAGCAGCTTATATTATTATTTATTGATACTGTAGTTCGCTTATTTTCAAAAATTGAAAATTTAAATATAGTTAGTATAAATGTCTCAGTCCCTGCCGATTACAAATGCAAGCAGAGGATGTTCATGAGATCAGTTTGTGACTCACTGGGTTTTTCATTAAGAAGGATCATCAATGAACCTTCAGCCGCAGCTATATATAATGTGAGCAAATATCCAAACTATAAATATTTTATTATGTATGATTTTGGTGGTGGTACTTTTGATTGTTCACTAATAACGAGAGATGGGAGATTCGTAACCGTGGCAGATACTGAAGGAGACTCGTACCTGGGAGGTCGAGATATTGATAATGCTATCCAGAAGTATTTGATGGCGAAGAACAAACTGTCTCATCCTATCACCTCTGACTTCTTAGCCTCAATAAAAGAAGAATGTAATTCAACTTCGAAGACTTCTTTTACAGTCTTTGATGTGAATAACAGACTCAAGACAGTTTCTTTCAATAAGGAAGATCTGGCTATCTGCACCAAACCATTTTGTACTAGAAGTCTTGAGATTCTTAACAATATGATTGAGAGGAATTCCATAACTACTGGTGTCATATTTCTAGCCGGAGGATCTTCTCTATTGAAGACTGTCCAAGATGAAGTGAGATCTTTTAGCATGAAAAAGAATTTGGAATGTGTTATCGATAAAGATTTGAGAAATGCAGTGTCATTCGGATGTTCAATGCAACATGCTCAAGAAGACTCAGGCACCATGACTTACATAGACTGTAACTCTCATCCGTTAATGGATATCTCAATGTTTGGTAATCCAAAGATTATCATCCGAAAACCAATGTCAGTCCCATACACTCACATTGAGAAGAGGAAAGTCGATCGCCACTACAATACTGCTCTGAACATTTATGAAGGATCAGACTTGTTCACTTTGAATAATGATTGGTTGATTAGTGCTGATGTGCGCACGAAAGATTACTGTCTTGAGGGTCAAGAATTAAGTATAAAATATGTATATAATATAGATGGTATGTTAGACTTGTACATAAAAAGTAATTTCCAAAATAAAGACATCCTACTGAAGAACAAGTTCTCTTTAACTGAGAAGATTGCAAAATTAGATTTGAAGCTGACACAATTGTCAACAGTTGACGAGGCTGCTACTCTAGTTGCAATTTTGAGTTATTACAATTCAGACCTGGAGGTTTTACTAAAGCTGGTAAAAATTCCATCTCTCTTTGAAAGTGAACTCTCAAGGGTGGTTTCCACCAAGGAACTTTTAAGTAAGTTGGTGTCTTTAAATAAAAATTTTTCATGATTCATGAATTCACTTTGTAGGATAATTTTTGAAGTGAATAAAAATTTTTGTGTTTATTTCCTGTCTAATAACAGAGATTTTCTGGGGGACGAGTTGACTTACTTGGATCCGAGCATTGAAGATCTCAGAGATCTTTTAAGAGATCATTTTTATATTAGGAAAGTATGGTGAGTATTTTTAGGAGTCCAGTAGTCAGAGATTTTCTCAGTATGGTTTTCAAAACCAATGATCCTTCTGAGAAAATCGGTGAGATAAATAAATATTTAGTAAAAAATTTTCATATTGAAAATCAAAATAAATATAGAACTAACATAAAGGGTAGGTTAACAGAATTAACCAGTAATTATTTTGTTAGGAATAATGAGATATTTGTAAATGACGGTAATTTTCTGGAGATTTTGAAATTGCCAGTGATTTTTATGTACCGGATTCGTCCAGAGTTGACGAAGAATAGTGCATATCTTCCTGTGAATATCTTTGCCTCCTACAATTATGAATTTTACAAGAATAGCTTTTCTCCTCATTATGATAAAGATTTGAATTCTTTTCTTTCTAGTAATAAGGAGATAGGCTGTTTATATACAGAGCGGGATATTCAGGAACACTACCCGTCCGTTCATGGAGTCAGATTGCTTACACTTTATAGGGTTTGTAATTCTTTAGGGAGGTATGTAGATTTGAATGAATTAGATAATGGTAATATTAAAGGATTCTCAATAGATCCAGACAGTAAAGCAAAGATTATCGGAGAGGGTCTTTCCTCGAATCCTCTTTTCAACTCGTGTGTGGAGATATTTAGGAGTTATCTAGAGTTGAGTGCCACTAAAGCTGGGAATGCTAAGGTTGAGGCGAATAAGAAGATTTTCACTACATATCTCAACTGTATGAGTCTTGGGGAAAGTTATGAGAGGATAAGGAAGAATCCACTTGTGATAGCAAAGTTCATCAAACTCTACGAAGAATTCACCAAAGAATCTAGAGGGTTTAAAGATGATTTTGAGGCCATAAAACTTCTCACTCCGAGGTTCAAAGTGTTCTTGAAGAAGGTTTTTGATGTCAATTCATCTCTTAATGATGACATCCTGTTCATAGAAATGCCAAAGTCTTCAGTGGTGGATTTGTTGAGCGAACCAGTTTCAGTTGGAGAATACTTGAGGTCAAAAGATGCAATATCGGTTGTTAGTACTTCCAATACTTTGAGTGAGAAAGCAGACTTGTTAGCAACTCATATCATACTGAGATTCTTACAAGACAAGCTGCCTGCACCCGAAGATATCCTCATAGACGCATTCTTGATGATCTTGGGGAGAACAACCACTAATTCTAAAAGGTTTGGTAAACCAGTGCTCGTAACTTTAAAGTATGAGAACATGTCCAAAGAAATTGATATCTCAGTGGTTGTAAATGCACTGAATAATAAGGTCAGTGGTGCTCACAATGAATACCTGGGTATGAATGTACTGAGACTGTGGGCGAATTCTAGAAGCTCGAGAGCCATGAGATTGTTTAGGTCTCTCAATTTCAACCCAGGATTATTCTCTTATTGTCCTGGAATACTTGATTACATGAGGTTTGACTTTTATAAGGCAATTCCTTTGAAAGACATGACAGATGAGGAAGTGCAATCTTTTCGCACTTTAAGGTTACACACTGAGAAGAGAACAGACCCGCAAGGTTCGTATAGTGCTGAATGTGACAATTGGATTCTGAATTTGAAGAATAGATCGTGACATCTAGGAATGAATTCAATTTCTGAGTTAATTACTGAATTCGGTGAAGATAGAGTTGACGAAATTTTCGCACTTCATAGGAGTTTTGGTCAATCCAATCCTCCATTGTGTGACGTCTTGCTCAACCTCATTTCATCAAAACTCTTCTCTCATGACGATGTGTTTGAAGAAAGCATAATAGAATTTGGAGACTTGAAGAGTTTTCTGTTAGTGACTAAATTCATCAGAGGTGTGTATAATAGTAGGTATAATTTGAGGTACTAGAACAATGGATCCTCATGGAAATCCGATCGTGGAACCTGAGTCAAGTAACCCCCCTGAATCTGCAGGTGTGTCATTTACCGATTCACAAAAACCTCCTGTAGATCGGAAAGTAAAAGATGACTCGTACAATTTAGATCTTTTGATCTCCAATGTTGGGAGACGGGATGATATTATATCTCCTGATGATATGAGTCTTGACAAACTTTCAAAGATTCAGGTTAGAGCAGACAGAGGAGATGTCTTGAATGATGAAGATAAATTAATCTTTGAAGGTTGTTTGAAGAACTTTTGCAAAAGATTGACTGGAGTTGATCCAGATCCTGAGACCTTTCTTGGGTTCTTCATGAGTGTAGCTCAAATGTCATTAAATCAATCTACTTCTGTTAAAAACAGAAAGAATCTCCAGTTGAAGAATTATTTAAAAATAGGAGATAAAGAATATATTTGGAAGACCGCCGACTTGTTGAATTACTTGTCTGGACAGTTTCCGAATAAGAGTAATCCACTGAGACAATATATGAGATTGTGCGAGAATCAAATTGAAATGCTGAAATCTTCTGGTAAGATAGTCAGTGATGGTCATCTCGCTGCCAAACATGGTACGACCTCTCAGTATTCCTCGTCAGTCGGAGATTATGTCAATGGTTCGAAAACCAACATTTCTGATGATGATTTGACTGCAAATTACCTGTTCAAGAATGCAGCAACTAAGAGTACTAAGAAGACAAAATCAATTTATAATGTCGCTCAATTAGCAGGATCTATTGAGTAGATCACATATACAGCTACGGAAGTTACAACACATAGCATGTAGAACAAATCTTAACAAAAACTTTATATATAGTATAAATATAACAAATAAAAATAAACAAAAGGGGTAGTTTTGCTTAATATTTTCAATGCCCCGGGTCAGATGCGAATAATGTATTCAGTGCATCTAATAAATCCCAAAATTATTATAAAAATCGATGAGAATCGCGCTGTCGCGATCTCATCTGAGACGAGTAGAAAAGTTGGTGCTTAGACCACGCCCTCTACCGTAATAATAGATAAATAGGCG